GAACTTCGCGCCCTCGACCAGCTCATCATTGTGCGCGAGCCCGCGAGCCCCCGCCACGTCGTAGAAGTAGCGGTAGCCCCCGCCCGGCTTGGGCACGCGCCGGATGTACTTGTGCGCTCGCGCCTTGGCGAGCATGTCGTGGAAGGGGGCGCCGGTTACGGGGCGCCGTTCGCACTTGGCCAGTCGCTCGGTGATGCGTTGGATCTGCCGCTGGTGCCAGTCGCCCCGGCGCGTGCCCTCGTGCCACCGCGCCCACCGCTCGTGGTTCTCCAGCTCTCCCAGGATGCGGTCGAGCACTAGACCTCCACCAGCGCCTTCTTCACCTTGTCCTCGTCGTCGTCGTCGTCGTCCTCGTCCTCGTCCTCGTCGTCGTCGTCGTCGTCGTCGGGCTCATCGCCTTGGGGTCCACCGAACAGCGCGTCCAGGTCCACGTCGTCGTCGTCCATGTCCCAGCCCTGCGACGCATCGGTCTCTTCGCCGGGCTCCTCGCCCTGTGACTCGTCGCCCTGCTCCTCGCCCCCGCCGCCCCCGGGCTCCTCGCCGCCCTCCTCGTCCATCTGGGCCATCTGGCGGAGCTGCATCGCCGTGTTCATGTACGACGAATCCAGAATCATGTCGGCCGCGCCGCCGTCGACTTCGGGCGGAATGGGCTTCAGGTCGTAGCGCGCGCGAATTTCGTTGGGCGTCATAAAACCCTTGAGCCGCTTCAGGTCCGCCTCGAACTGCGCATCTTGCCGGGCCTTGTCGAGCCCGACGAAAACCAGCTCGAAGTCCGGGTCTACCTGGGACACGACCCAGCGGTTGAGCCACACCTGGGCGCCACGCAACAGCGGGCGCAGCCCCTTCTCTTTCGACGCAGTGATGCGCGCTTCGGGGCCGCCTTGGGAGAGCGCGCCGGTCTGGTTCTCCGCCCCGTGGACGAAGCCCAGCTCGGCGGGGTCGATCTGGTAGATCGAGCACGCGACTTTCTGGAGGTATGCCATCCACTCCTTGAATTCCATATCCCGGTTGGACTGGCTCAAGTTGATAGCTTGCAGCTCCTCTTTCGCGTCCGGGTCGAGCTGTACGATTGGCGTCTTCTTGGCGTTGTACGCACCGCTCATCAGCGCATAGAACTCGCGCCGGAACGCTCGGAACATCTTCGGGTTCATCTTGCTCTTGAGAGCCAGAATCCCCGCCGTGTGCATCCCGTGCGTGAAGTTGTTCGCGTTGTAGGTCTCGCCGTGCAGGATGCTGGTGATCACCCGGATCAGGTCTTCCAGCTCGGGGTAGCCGTACCCCTGGATCGCGATTGCCGACCGCGGGCGCCGCACGCAGAAGGCAAGGTCCCGCGCCGTCCACTCGGCCACCACCTCGTCGCCCAAGATCTGCACAAACGCGATCTGGTCGTCCTTGCGCCGGATCCCCGCGTCGCGCTCCTCCTCGGTCGGGATCGCACGGCGCACCGTGGACGCGTCCACGAGCACGAACCCCGCCACGTCCTTGCCCTTCGTGCGCACCACCTCGAACGTCGCCTGATCGTAGGTCAGCGAGTCGCGCATGAGCATCCGTAGGAAACTCTCCATGTTCAGCTCGAAGCCGATACGCTCGTCGCCGCAGCTCACCATCCAATCCGTCAGCTCGTGGATGCGCTTCTGCTGTGCCTTGGTCGGGGTCTTCTCCCGGTCGCGGAGCCGCATCTGGAAGCCCAGCGAGCCCTCCTCGTACGCGGGCCACGCGAATTCCCCGATCTGGTTCACCCGCGTTTGGATGATGCCCGCGATCGTGGGCACCCGCGCCATCGACATGAGCGTGGTGTAGTCCAGCCCCGCGGTGCCAAGGTGCTGCTGGCCCAGCATCCCCTCATCGCCCACCGCGGCGTACACGTCCCACGGGTCGATATCGTGCGCCTGGGGCTCGGGGGCCTTCCCCTTGGGCTCCAACGACTGCGCCTTTGCCAGCGCGTCAACCGCCATCGCCACCATCGCGTCCGTGAACGCCTCGCTGCCCACCAAGGGCGCCGGCTCACGCCCCCGTAGGCGGTCCCACCAGCTCACGTAACCCCCAGCAGTCGGTCAGCCACCATCTGGCCGAAGATGCTTCCATAGACGTAGCTGGTCAAGCCTTTGCGCAAGTGATCCGAGCCCTTCAGCGCCTCCACCAGCTCGCGCATCGCCGTGTTGATCCGCGTCCGCTCATCCCCTTGCGGATACGGCTCCAGCGCCTCGTGCTTCTTCTCCACCTCGGTGCGGTCCCACAACGGGCCTTCCTTCTCCTTGGTCTTCTTCCACAGGTCGCGCAGCGGCTTGGTCCCTTGCACGAGGTAGTCGGACACACGCCCGCGCTCGACCAGCGAATCCTCAATGAACGACTCGAACGCGCGCGCGAACATCTCGTGCGGGCGCTCCCAATAGCCGCCCAGCTTCTTGGCGTCCGCCGCGTACTTGCTCGGCTTCTCCGCCTTCTCCTTGAGCTGCGCCGCCACCCTGTCCGCCGCCGCCGCCTGCACCCGAAGCTCTTCGCGCTTCAGTCCTAACGCCCTACCCTTCTCCCCTTGCTTCTCCCCGTACGACAGCGCACGGAGCTGGTCGAATGCTTCGCGCGCTTCTCTGTGCAGCCCCCGGGCCTTTTCCAGCGCCTTGTCACGAAGTCGCGACGCCTCCGGGTCCTTGCTCAAAATGGCCGCGCGCACCGCCATCATCGCCTCTTTGAGCTTCGGGTCCAGCGCCTCGGCGTACTGCTCGGGGCCGTGGCTGGCGAACTGCGCTTGCGTCCGCCCCTTCACCTCGGTCAGCCCCGCCCCCCCCATCAGGTCGTCCAGGTAATGCCCCCACTCGTGAGCCAACGACCCCGCCGCCATCTTGGTGATGTTGATCACCTTCCGCACCGTCTCGTAGTGCGCTCGGGCTCCGCCGCGCCCGCGTGCGCCGAACGCCATCGCCAGCTCGCCGCCGTTCCCCATCTGGGGCGCGTCGAGCCCCAGCAGGTCCGCCAGATCCGTGAACGCCTCGTAGCACTTGCGCAGGTGCAGCTCCCCCGTGCTCCCGATGCTGCGCCCGTACTCGCCGCGCTTGATGCCGAAGTCGGCCGCCAGCTTCTCCTCGGTGATCACTGCGGGGACAGCCGGGCCGCCCTTGCGCTCCGCGCCCTCCACGCTGCCCTTCCACTTGTGGGAGCTGCGGGGCGCGTTGCCCTTCTTGTCGCGCTTCTTCTTCTCCTTGTCGACGCCGACGCCCAGATCCTCCCAAGCCGTGCTACCCGCCCGTGCCTGCTTCACCCGCACCCACAGCGCCGAATCCTTGTTTCCCGATGTGCTGTTGGTGAGCTGGGTGTTGAACGACCCGCCCAACGCCCGTGCGTACCGCTGTAGCCGCTCCGTGTCCTGCGTCCGACGATGGAGCGCCCACGACCCGCGCGATTTCTTCAGCGCGCGCAGCTCGTCCCGGCGCTTGGGCTCGGCAACCAACCACTCCGCCTGTTCGCGCGGCGTAAATTCGCCTTCGTGGTGCAGCACTTTGAAGCTGCCCCCGGGGGCCTCCGTAGCAGGCAGCGCCCACCATTGGCCCTGCGCGCTAAACTTCCTCCAGCGACCGGGGGCGGCGTGATGGTCTATGACGTGCATCCTATTCCAAAGAACAATGCCCAGCGTCTCGCGCAGATCCGCGAACGTCTTCGCGTCTACGTCCCGCTCGGTCCCCTCAACCGCGACGGTCTTCCAGTCCTCCAAGAACGACGCCACATCGTCCTCGTGGTGCAGCACGTCCATCATCTTCGCCAGCCAATCGCAGCCGGCGACGTAGTTGCTCCGGTGCCCGGGGCTGTTCTCGGGCCGCGGGGCCACCTTCTTGAACAGCTCGCGCTTGATGAGGCTCGCGCCCGGGGTCGACCCCAGCGCCTTGTCGTGCTCGGGGTCATGGGAGCCCAGCACGCGCGCCTTGGTCACGTGCTTGTGGGCGAACTCCGCGCCCTCCTCCTCTTCCATCGCGCCCAGGTTGCGGCTGTGCACGGCGTCCCAGCGGTCCTTTGCCGCACCGCCGATCTTCTCGCCCCAATCACGCTCATCCTTCTCGACCTGGGCGGCCACGGTCTTGCCGTCCTGCCCGCGGGCGGCCAGCGCCGCCTCGCGCGTCCGGTCGATGCCGCGGGCCGCGCCGCCCCCCGTCGTCGGCCCCCGTGTGCGCTTCTTGGCCGCGTCGCGCCGCTGCTTCAGCTCCGCCTCCGTGAGCGGGCGCGCGAGGATCGCCATCTCCCCGTTCTGGATGCGGATCTTGCGCAGGTTGGGCACCACGTCGAGCTGGTCGGCTTGCGCC